CACCACAATGGTAAGATCGTCATTGCCCGCAACCGGGTCAATGTCGAAGGGGATTGTCATCATCTGCACGCCGTTATTGTCGGCAATGGCGGGGTTCAGCACGTCGCAACTCGGGCAGTTGATCGCCACCTTGTTGCCCGCCACCGTGCCCAGGGTGAAGGAAAAAGCCTGGTTTACCGCAGAGGTGGCCATGGTGAAAAAGTCCTTCACATCCGGCGTCACCGCCTCAAAATCAACGGAGCCCGAGGGCGCGCGATCGGTGAGGTAAACATACTGGCCACCGGCGCCAATCCGGTTCACAAACGCAACTTTATTGCCGAGCTTGAAATCGAATTTCTCGATTGCCGGGGCCGCGTAACCAAACAGGTTGATCGCGCCCATATTCGTGCTGCCAGGGATGATCGGCTCGGCCTGGGTGGAGAACACCGTGCCGGTGGGCAGCACCACCGTTGTGGCCGGGGCGAAAAACCCGGTCATTGAAAACTTGATCGTGGAGATTTGCTTCGCGGCCATCGAGATAGACATGTCGCCACGGCACCCCGTGAGCTTATGCACCTGCCCATCAAGGTAATAATAGATCGTCACGCTCGGGAGCACGGCGGAAACCGGGGAATAGGTCACGCTGGTGGTTGCCACGATCGTCTGAGAGAAGCCGCAAGCCTGCATGAGCGCGCCCCAACCCGGCGCCGTGCCTGCGGTGCCTGATCCAGCAAGCTCCACCTCAAAGTCAATTTTTGCATGCGCCTCGGCCAACAGGGTGCCACTGTTGCCCATCCACGGCTGGATCACGTCACGCTTAACCACCGTGGCTTCCATCGGGGTGATGGTCAGGTTTTTGATGAGCACCGCATTCGCGGCGGTGGTGGGCACCGGGTCGGTGCCATAAGTCGTCTCGAGCGCGCAAAGCAAAATGCGGCGGCGCGTGAGAATGCGGGTTGCCATGTTCCGGGTTCCTTACTCGGCTGCGGGGGTCGGGTCGGCCAAAGCCGGTGCGGCGGCGGCCTGTGGGGCCTGGGGCACAATCTCAGCCAGGGCGGCCGGGGCAGCCTCGCCGGTGCGGCGCACCAGCGTGCGCTTGCCCGTGGCTGCATCCTGCACATACTCGCCACCCTGGCCTGAAAATTCGTCGTCATACATGCGGGGGTTCCTTACTGGATCGCCAGGTTAACTTGGTCGGTGCGATATTCGATTTCGTACTCGAGGGTGAGCACGCAACTTTCGGTGTCCGCATCCGAAAGCTGGATATGCTCGGCCACCGGGATGATTTGCAGCGCCAGGCCGCCGAGCCCCATATCCGCCATGAGGGCCGCATTCGCGGCCACCTTGATCGCATCCGCCACGGTGTCGGGTGCCGGGCTGGCGCGCACGAAAATCTGCACATGCACGGTCTTTTTCCACTGGAGCTTCGGGATCACCGGCTGATCTATCGGGCCACCCACTGAAATCAGGTTCACGGCTGGAACCTGGGCGCGGGTGAACGGGTCCGTGCGGCTGCGGTACACCGTGGCACCGAGCGCCGCGGAATACACGCCCCCGGTGGGCAGCGTAGAGGCGCCACAAAGGGCCTTTGCCATGGCCTGCACAATCTGCTCGCCTATAGAATAGGTGGCCATCAAACCTTCTCCATGATGGCTTCGGAAAACGCGCCATCCGCCAGCGTGCGCACATCGCGCACGCGGTACACCACCCCAGAAACGGTCACGCTGCTGCTGCTATCCAAGCCAGGCAGCGCGCCCGTGGCATAGGTGAGCTTGTAATTCGTGCTCACCACCATTCCGCCCTCGATTACGGCGGTGGGCTCGTCAAAAATGCCCACCGCATTGACCGCGCCGAACGCCACCGGGATTCCCCAGTCGTTCAAAAACGCAGATGCGGGGGCGAGATACAACGTCACCGGCGCCCCCTCTTTTGCGGAGCTGCGGGTGGCTCGCCCTCCTCGAAGCCGTCCGGCACGGGCTCAATTTTGTGCGCGTTGGCGCTGGCCTCTTTCTCGGTCAGGCTCACCACCACCGGACCGCGAAAATTATTCTGCCCCTGCTTGAGCCAAAAGCCCGCGCGCAAAAGGTAATCGCCAGCCTTAAGTGCCATTGGCGGGGGCCTCAGCGGGGGCAACCTGCTCGGTCTGCGTGGAAAGGCCGGCCGCATCGGCAGGCTCGGGAGCGGCCAGGGCTGGGGCTGGGGCTGGGGTGAGGTCTGCACCTGCCTCAATCGGGGCAAGCGGCGGCACGTCCTGCACCGGATGCTCGGCCTCGGCAGGGGTAACCTGCTCGGTCTGCGTGGCCTCGGCACGCGCCAGGGAAATGGCACTGGCAACAACCGCGGGGGTCGCCTTATCACCAGATGCCAGCAGCGCCTCCTTCGTCACCACCGGGGGAGCGACAACAGCGCCAGCTGGGTGAGACAAGCCCAACGCGCGGGCGATCTCGGCCGGAACTTCCTCGAGCTTGTGCAGATGGTCGCGCGCCTCGGCAGCGGTGAGCGAAAGGATCGTATGCGCCTCGTAAACGATGCCCGCGATTTCGGCGGCAAAAAGCGCGCGGATCTTGTAGAATTTGAGCATGTGGTTTTCCTCGTTTTCGGGAAAAAGAGGCGGCGGGTTGCCCCGCCGCCTGGCGCCGGTGGTTACCCGGCAAGAATGTCAGAGATCACGCCGAAAGAGAGCGGGTGACGCACGTTAATATCGACGCTCTGCAAGGTCCGAATGTCGATGGAGCCGTTGTTGAAGCCCGCGCCATAAGGGTTCGGCAGGATTTCCAACACGCCCCACTCGCCGATGATGAGATCGGACCAATTACCGAACACCGCGCCCGAGCAAACCGCGCCAGAGGTGCCCTTGGTGAACGTGTTGCTAACCTGGTTCGTGCGGAAAATCGGATAACCGTTGACGGATGCAGGGAGCGGAGAGGTGCCCCGCTGGCCCCAATCGCCCGCCGTCTGGTTGTCCGTCCACATATACCGGCCCGTGGAGTCCTTGAGCAGCTTCATCGCGCCAATAACGCGGGAATTGGTCAGATAGGCCATGTTGTTGTCGTCAACGTTGGCGTTCGCCACCAGCGTCTCGAGCTGCACCAAAGGATCAAGGTTCGCAAGCGCCAAGCCATTGGTGCCCATCGCCACGCTGTTGATGCCCGCCTTGTTGAAAATGCCGGTCGGCTGGCCGCTCGCGCCGGTGCCGTTCAGCGCGCCCGCGTCGATGCCAAGCGCCATCACGGCAGAAAGGTCATTGCGCACCAGCATTTCAATGTCAGGGGTCGCCTGCAAAAGCATCTGCCGGGTAATCTGCGAGCGCGCGCCGATGGTGCGGGGGGTCATGGTGATACTGTCGAAAATCACCTCAGCCTCGGTCACGTCCACACCTTCGGGCGAGAGCCAATAGGTGGCCGTGCCACTGGTCTGGCGCGGGATCTGCACATTACCCACCAGGCCGGAAAGCATGGTCGCGCCCATCTGCATCACGCGTGTCTTGTTACGCAGCACGTCGATGAACGAGCCGGTCAGCAGGTTGGTAGCCACGAGGTTCGCGCCGCCCTGGGTGGCGTTGATAGTCGCGCCATATGCAGTGCTCGAGGTGGAGCGCTGCCCCTCCATGATGGCTCGGGCCGCATCCTTGCTGCCCGAGTACATGGGGAGCGTGGAGGGCATGAAAAAGCCCGCGGTATCCTTGCTCGCACGCTTGCCGATTTCCTGGGAAATCTCACGCTCGAACCCAGCGCCCTTCCACGGGTCGCGGTCGGTGCTCATGCAAGCATTGATTGCACGGATGATAGAATAGCCAGCCGCTTCCTTTTCGCTCATGTCGATGTCGCCAGCTCCACGAGCGGATGCGATCGGCACCGGCTTGGAGCCAATTTCCTCAAGGAACATACCGCGCGCAGCGTCCAGGGAAATACCCTCGGTGATGCACTTGTTCGCCAGCTCGGAACGCTCGAAACGCGAGCCAAGGGCAGTGATGGCGGTGATGCGCTCACGCTCAGCCGAAACGGCTTGCGCCCGCGCGGCGTCGGTGGCTGCGGCGGCGGCCGCTACGGCTTCGGGCATGGTGTCTTTTCCTTCTCGTGTACCGGGAGCCGCCGGTGCGGGTTCTTGTTCCAAAAGCGTGACATTGACGGGGATTTCCTCGCCAGCTTCACCGCGCCCGATTCCTATGGAGTTGTCCGCCGGAACCGGCGCAAGCGAAATTTCAGTCGGATGCCACTTCGTAACCGTGTACTCCGGCCTGTCGCGCGTGCCGCCGGTCTGCTTCATGTCCTTGATGCGGTAGCCCACGCTCACACCGCGCACGATTTTATCCTTGGCATCTTGAAATGCCTCTTGTCCCTTGGGGTTTTTAGAAAATCTCACAGTGGCATGACCGCGCTTATCAGCTCCGATGCGCGCGTCTTCCACCACGCCGCGCACATCGTTTTTATCGTGGTTCCACAAAAGCGGGGCACCATTCTTGAGACGCGAAAGATCCACCGCGCCAGGATCGTGACTCAGGATCTCGCGGCCAAAATACTGATCCACCGGCGTCTCGCTGGAAAAGGTGAGATCCATGGTGCGCGCCTCTTCGTCGATGTTCGTCACATCGGCCGGAAGAAAGCGGGTCTGCTCTTTTAATTTCATGTTTTTTGTTCCTGCTGCGGTGCTGTGCCCTTCGGGGCGTTGCCCGGCGCGTCACCGCTCGCGGCGGGGTCGATCTGCACCGGCTTGGTGGTGGTGTCCGGCGCCGCGGCGGCCGCCGGGGCGGCAAGCGCGGGCTGGCCAGCATCGGTGGAGAACGCCTTTTGAGATGCGCCCTTGTCGTCAACCTGGCTCGGGTCAACGTCGAGCACGATCTTGCGATCTTTCCAGTCTTTCCGCTCGGCCTCGATGCGGTCCATTTTCTCATCGTAATCGACATGGCCGCCGCCTGCCCCCTGCTCGATCACTTCCTCGAGGGTGTTGATGCCAGCGCGCACGGCCGCCTTGTACGCGTTCACTTCCTTCTCGGGGTCCACAAACCCCCACCCGCGTGCCTGCCAATGGATTTGGCGCAAATACTGCTTGGGGTTCGTCTCATAGCCAGGGAGCACCACCTCGCCCGCCAGTACGGCCATGAGAAGCCATTCGGCGAAAATCTTGCGGTGGAATTGCCCGATCATCCAGCGTTGAATAACGCGCCAGGTGTCGCGGTCATCGAGCAGCGCCAAGCGGCTCGATGAATAATTGCTCTGGCTGTAGTCCTTCGAGATCGTCTCATAACTCGCACCGATGCCCGCCGCCACGCCGCGCAGCATCTGACGCATGAATGGGTCCATGCCCACAGCATTGCGCGGCGGCGTGAAACCCTTGAAATCCTCGCCGGGGTTTAGGTGCTTAATCTGGCCTGGCTCAAGCTCATCAACGGCCGTTCCGTCAACGACGGTATCGTCAGGCACGTCGCCCGTCTCGGCCG